TGGAGGACAGGCTCACCAAGCTGCCTCTTACAATAAGTGATAAGATCAGCCCTAGAACTTGGAGATGCCATTACACACAAAAAATCCCTTCTTACCTATTTAGGAAGAAGGGATTTAGTATTTATTCTGCTGGTGCTTCTGCTTCTGCTTCTGGTTCTTGTTCTAGAAGTCCGAGAGTTTCAAGACCACCTTGTAGTTTGATCTTATACTCTTTTGCCTTGACTAGATTTTCTTCTAGTTCTTTGATTTGCTTTTCGGTAGTAGCAATTTGTTCTTCGAAATTTGCTTTTAGTGTTGAAGGGTCCATAGTTATCACTGAAAATGGTGTGTATGATTATTTATTTACATGTCACATAGATTGAATGAGATAGATATTCGGTTCCCCTCACAGTAATGAGGATCTACAAAATGATCTAACCAGTTTGGAAAAACGTATCCATGTCCAATTTTTGGAGTAATTCTGTGGAATACATGATGATCGTAGTATCTTCCAACTCTTGTTTGAGCACGAGGATCTACAAATACTAACTGACCTTCTTTTTCTCCGAGATTTTGTGGCACATCTAAGTATAGCACACCACTAAACAAAGCAGAGGGGTGGTTATGAAAAGATGAAAAGTCTCCTTTACGCATTACCATTCCCCAACAATTGATTCTGGAAATTTCTGGTGGTGGGATTGCTCTGTCTTGAGAAACAGCATGTTCCTGAATCATTGTATGAAGAAGCAACTTTAGATCTTTGGACCACTGTTCTTTTCTATTACACAAGTCATCCCTAGAATGATATCCAGTTTCCCCTCTCATTGAATAAGAACGGTGCTCTTCTGGTATAGTTTCTTCTTGTAGAATATGGTTGATAATATCAAATCGAAGGGTATCAATATCTTTGATAATAAAATCAGATACCCTAGTTACAAATAAATCCATAAAATTTTAAAGTCCGTTTGGTTTTTGAATATTTTCTTTTACTGCGAGGATTGTGTCTAGCATTTCGCCTTCTGGACCTAGATCAATTCCATTGTCTCTGAGGTGTTTCATAATTTTCCAGATGGAATCAATCTGCTCAACTTCATTTGGATATGCTTCACGTCTTTTTCCAATATAAGAAAGGTCAACTTGATCTAGATCTGGATGTCTTCTATGCTCCCAAACCATATCCTCCCATTCTTCACGAGTGTATGGTCTTTGTGTACCATCTGCTTCTACATGAATGTATTTGTCTGGTCTATCACCTTTATTGTGATAGTATGAGAGTTTCTCTGCTTTTGTAATTTCTCTTAGTTTTTTCATGGATCAATATCCTGTGTATGGTCCTGCTAATGGATAATCTCTAATAGATGGTTGGGTAGCATAAACAGCACAAGCAAAGTTGCAACCACTACTAACACTTCTCATCCCTTGATTATTATAAATTCTAAGTCCACCCATTGGATAAGCAGTGCTTTGATATTGAGAAGCACCTCTCCAAACTCCACCACCATAGTATGCACCACCATTTTGCTCTGTGGCACCTCCACCGTGATAGTAGAATGCCCAGTAGTTTGCAGTGCTGTTATTTGGCGTGTTTGAGAACCATAGGGTAGTTCCCCATGATGCTTCACCGTTTGACTGCAATTCATAACTATCGTTTAGGGTAGTGATCTGGAAGTATGATCTACCACCAGTACCAGATGCATCTCTAGGACGACCATCATTTGCGTGCCAACCAGAACCCATGTGGAAATAGTTGTTGCCCGTATCTACACTACCATCTGCTTTGATAAAACGACAGTAATACTCACCATTACCACCACCTTGCTCATAGAAGTTCATGATAACTTCATATGAGTTATAATATTGCTTGATTGGTGATCCAGTTCCAGGACCCCAAAAAATATCTAAACTAGAAAAAGGATCACTTCTTTCAACCCAAGCAACTAATTTTCTACCACCAACAGGAACCCAAAGACTATCAGATGGAGCTCCTGCAGGATTTTCATAATAATGCTCTAATTGTGCATCATCAGTATTATATCTGATAGTTTCTGCAGTAGCAGTAGATCTTTCTGCTCTGGTTCCCCTTTCGATAGCGTTTGCAGCAAAGGGGTCAATTCCATTGATAGTCATACCTTGTGGATAATTGACTGTTCCCGTGGAATCAATCTCCATAGCGACGTTACCACCCGACGCTCGAATTTGCCCAACTTCCAGAATACTAGCCATGAAAAGGCACTCAAATCTACTTTACATGTTTATTTATGTAGAGGAACTACCCTATAGGAATACTTGTCGTTATTAACAATTTCTGGCATAAAGTTCATTGATATGGAAATTCTGCCATCTAATTGATTATCGCTGTATCCATGAGTTAGGTTAGACTGCCACAAAATCAATTCACCCTCTTCTGGAAAAACAAAAACATCTGAGTTATATTTGTTTGGATTTGATTTATCACATTGCAGTGTGATAGTTGGGAAATGTGAATGTGTTGAATTTTCTGGATGCCTAAAACATAGTGGAGAATGTCCTTGTTTAAAGTTAACATAGTAAGTACCAGAAATATAAGCATTGCCATGAAAGTGTGGATATTGTCCACCACCTTTATCGCATAAGTTTAACCAGCTATCAGTAATAATCATATTACCACTGATATTATATCCCAAAGTATTTTTTACAAAATCCGTACAAGTTTTTTCCATCCATTCTCTGAATTCTAAGAAACATTCTTTGTGTAAAAATGACTTATTAGTTTCATTATCAAAATGATATAAAGATGAATCCTTTGCATTCGGTTCCATCTCAGTTCCTTCCATAAGATCTAATATAGTTTTTTTAGTTGGTTCTGATTTATCGTAAATGATTCTCCCAATTGCATTTGGGAAAATATCGAAGGTTTCAATCATAATATTTTTACGTTCCAAGCAATACTAATTCTATCGTCATTTGATTTATTTTCCAATACTCTATGAAGTATGTTTGATGGAAAAATTAATACCCTTCCTTCCACTGGAGTAATAGAAACTGATGGTGAAAGATTTGCTTCTTGAGAAACAGAACTAAGCAGATTGAAAGATTCAATATATGCTGGGTTTGTTAACTCAATGTCTCCAGAATTTTCTAAAGACTTCACATACATCACAACAGAAAGATCTGATCCTGGGTGTGTATGTCTTTCATTAAAAGTTTTTGGTGGATTGATATTTATCCACGGCATACTGAAAGCAAAATTTGATGTCAGATATTTTGAAAGACAATCTGAAATTTCTTTGTATACATCTTCAAGTAAATCAATCTGTTTGTGTTCAGATTGCCATCCTCCGATATTTGATATTGTAACTCCTGCACTTTCTTTTTGATCTTGATAGCAATACCTAACCAATTTATTTCTATAATCTAGATAATTTTCTAGATCATGTGCGATTAATTGAATTGGAAATAATGGGAATAGTTTCATTTCTTCAGTACAAAAATTACAATACCATTCCACCAGGAGTTAGAGTCTTCCAACTCATCTGTAAGAATGATTCTCTCATACAAAATGTCTAGTTTATTTTCGGATGCAAACTCCTTTGCAGATTCTACCACATCTTTAAAATTTGCATCGTCTACAATAAGGATAAACTCATCCTCTGTGTAATTAAGAATATGATTTAAACAAGACTTCTGGACGGATCCATCATGGTCTGCATCATAAAAAATAGTGTTGACTTTCTTATCCAAGTTTTCTTCCGTAGCAATACGAATATCACCATTTAGAATAGCGATGTTGCTGTTGTCAGTCCATGTAGTTTTGACGTTTTCAATAAACTTTTCAATAGATCCTTCTTCACCAGACCACTTGATATCATCTCTTACTGGTCTGATGTTCTTATCTTCCCAATGATCAGCAGCGTATGCAGTGAGATCGTTGCCTTGGATAGCAGCACAGAATGTACTTCCATTGTATACACCAACTTCTAGATACTTGGTGTCGTCATAGGAACAGATATTATTGAGGAAGTGCCTGACAGTATTAGATGACAGACCTTCGATGTCATGATTAAACTTAGATTCTTTCTTTGTTGCTTTTTCTATAGAATCTAAACAACGTTGAATATATGGGTGCAACTCACGATCTTGTTTTTTAAGGTGTGCGTCAACGACAGACTCACAGTAATTACAGTCCCAGCAATCAAACTTACATGTTTTGATCTTGTCTCTCCAAATATCAATAGGACGATCTTTCATATCAAGATCTTCCATATATGGATCAAGTTGTGGGAAGAGTAGTTCTTCTTCTCTGTCCCATCTCTCAATGATATCCATAGACTCTTTCAGACGCATCATACTCTCGCGTCCGTGCATCTTGAATACATCAATACCTAGATCAAGGAATTCTTGCCAGTCTTCTCTCCAAGGTGGAATGTTTGCTGCTTTTAATGATACAGCAGCATCCTCATACTGCCAGGTAGAGCAAGAGACTCTACTAATAGAATCATTAAAATATTGTGGACCATCTCCACATCTTGTAGCATTGAATTGATAATGCTCTGGCATGATAGGACAACCGCCCCAGCATCCTTCATTAGCAAGTAGAGAAAGCTTTACTGGTTTGTCAATAGAAGCACAATATTCTTTAGCATCAATAATACGCTCTAGTTGCTCCCTATCACGCATCAGGTCTCTGTCTAGATTGACATAATGAAATCCTGCCTTGGCTGCAGCAACTACTTCATTGGGTCTAGTAACCTCGCGTAGAATAGTATTCTTAATATACAGTTCAGGAAATTCTTTCTGAATCTGTCCTGTAGATACCCATGTTGTATGTGGTAGAGTTACAATACGAATACCTTTATGGTATAGTGGTTTAAAGTTCTCTATCCACAAATCTAGATTTTTCTGATCTGGTCTTACCCACATATTATTGAAAGTGGCAGAAAGGGGAATTCCAGTCTGATCCGCAATCCATAAAGCATTGATAGTTGTTCCCCTTACTGGATCTTTTACAAAGATATCTCCCATCGCATCTTGACCAAATGGTTCGATGCGACATGTAAAATATAGATCATAGATCAAATCTTTATTCTTTTTCAAGAAAGGAATAAAGTGGTCTTGTGTAAACTTCCAATCAGATTTCGGGTTGATCGGTAGACTGAAGATACTTCGCATTAATTTCATCCTTAATTTGATCTAGTAGAGGTACGTTCATTGTTTCCTCAATTCCGTGGAATGTAGGAATGTTTACATCAGGAGACTCTGCATATGCCTTGAAGTATTTTTCCGTTCTTCCAGTAATCTTATCCATGGAAAGTTTCATAAGACATGAATACTGGGAAGCGACATCGAGGATTGCAATCTGATCTTCTTGCTTCATCATAGCAATAGAATCTAAATTACCAGTACCTACTCTACCATGAGCCATAAGATCTAAAGCAGCTTGTTTGCCCATTCTAGCAATCCAATACTTTCTTTCTTCCTCTTCATTCCACTCTGATGCTTTTTCAAGTTCTTCTTTAGTGGTAATATGTTTTTGAATATGTTCCACAAAAACATTTAGTTCATAAGATAACTGGGACTTTCTTCTTTCCCACATCTCTAGATCTAACTTGGCATCATCTACTTCAATCTCCGCTTCTTCTTTTTCAAAAGCGGTTTCTGCATTATCTAATCTATCTTGAGCAATCTTAACGGCGAGAGCACTTCTTCTCTCACCAATTTTCATTTTCTCAAAGTTATGCAATCTATTTTCAATTTCAAGCATAACCTGTTTTAGTTGCCTATCTCCAGTTACATGAGACTTAATTACATAGTCATCTATTTGATTTTTTGACATGCCAATAGCAACCTTTTTGGCAAGTTCAAATATTTCTTCTGTTGTGATCATAACTAAATCAAAAATAATAACTTAGAATTTAATACCAGGAGCGACGGGATTTTGCGATCTTGTTTGTTCATCAATTCTCTTTTCATCCTTTGCCTGTTCATAAGGCATTGGGATTCCCATCTTATCCTCATATAGTCTATTTAGTTGCCTAATAGTAGAGCATCTGTAGAACTGCTGTTTTAAAGAATTCATATTGATAAACAATTCTTTAGTTGCTAACCTATATGATTCTTTCTTCTCTAAAATAGAATCCTTCAATTTTTCAACTGTGATGCCCTTAGCACCTGCTAATTCAGACAGAATAAAATCAGTTCCATTATTAAGATCTTCTGAAATATAATCCCAGTTTTTCTTTTCTAATTCAGACACTCCATCATCTAGAGATTTAAATCTTGTTTCAAATGTATCTTCAATGATAACCTTAGCAAACAATTTCATTGTTTTCAAGACAGTATTATATCTTTTATCTGTCATTGGAATAGCAATCTTTGAAGACATTGAAGTGTCATAATATGACAAAACATCAAACTCCGTATTCAATTCCACATCAGCAGAGGAGATTTTGATGGTTGATCTAATATCTCCCCAACTTCTCATACCAAAGATTGCCATTTCTTTGTCAATCTCTACCGCATACCCTGGTAGTAATTTTGCTTCTTCCTCTTCAATTGAAAAACAATTCCAATCTAGAATATTGTTGATTGGTGCAAATGATCTCAAGACCGAGGAATCAAATGTATTTTTGCAAATAAAGTATCTTCTCATTTTTAGACTCCTGTGTATCCAGTTGCTAGTGTACCATATTCCATAGCAGCACCAGATGCTCTACCCCCTGGTCCCGTTGAGTTTAGTGAGGAACTGAATGTAAAACTATGAGTAGAGTAGTTAAATGATCCTCCAGTATTGTTCTGAGCGCCATTATACATGCCGTTCATGAAACCATAATCCATACCTGTGTGGAAAGTTTCTTCTCCTGTATTTCCTGGTTTAGAAACAGATTGAAGGTTAGAACCAGAAGCAGTATCTCTTCTCGTCATAGCAGCGTTGGTTTGATAACCACCTGCTTCATTCCAGTAAGAGAATCCTTTTCTACTAGAAACTGTTTTATTAGTTCCATCTGTTCCTGGAGGAGAACCCCAAGAGGTCCATGACTGTGTGGCGAAGTCAAACAAATATGCATTTCCACCTTGCTTATACATTCCATTATTTTCGCCATAACCACATGCTGGGTTGTTTCCACCAGATCCACCAGATCCAGCAACTGTAGTCACACCATCATTTGTCAAGTCATATCTATCTGGACGATCTCCATTGTCTCCACAAACATATGCATACTTAAAGTCTCTTTTCATAATTGAAGTTCTGTTTCTGGCAGTTGCCATAGAAGTAGCAGTTCCTGCATTTGTTTCGGTTGTCATACTGAAAGTCGAAACATTAGTGCTATTGGTGTTCCAGTTATCACCTGAACAATATACATATGCTCTCATATTGGCATTCTGAGCACCTGCAGTATATGCATCCGAGTATGTTAAGAGATCGCCTAAATTGGATATTGTAAATGTAGAGTGTGCTAATCTATTAACATTTTTCCAAGAAGATGAGGATTGATATCCTGCTGCGGGATATCCTCTAGTGATAGCAAATCCATCTTCAAAATTAACAATAATTTCCCAATATGCATTGACACCATCAGACTTTAGAACAGCGCCTGCAGTAGTACCTTCTTGTCCCACTGGGATTTGTTCTGGCAATGTGGAGAATGGTTGACCGTTAACCAACAAATCATTGTTGCCAATGTCAATATCTCCACCAAAGGTACATGAACCATCAGTGTTTAGTGAAATGTTGGGTGTTGTAGATTGACCAGCTGCTGTATACTTCAGCTGGTCAACTCTTAATTCGGACGCCATGGATACTCAATTATCACGCTATGTATATTTAGACAATATTCCAGCTTCCACCATCCGAAATGGTGATTACAACGTTGTTATTGATTGTTAGTGGTCCAAAACTACCACAATTGTATCCTGAAGGAATTGTGATGTTTTCATCGACAAAGTTTCTGTTCGCTTTAAATGTTCCATAAGTATCAATCCATTGCTTGATACCGTTAGCATAAAGGACTCTATTATTTGCACCATTAACAAAATCTTGTCCTTCAATATTTGCAGAACCAAGAACATGTAGTGTGTAAGTTGGATCTTCTTTATTGATACCAACTTTTGAAAGTCTGTAGATATCATCGCCATTAGATGCCTCGGTCCATCTGGAGGTGACAAACTCAGCGTTGTTCTGGAACAACTGACCATTAAAGTTAACATCACCTTGGACGTTAAACTTATAGTTTCTAACCGTAGAACCATCAGTAGGATCAATGCCAGAGGTATCAGTTGTGTTGATAGTTACAGCATTATTTACACCATCAATTCCAAGTGCAGGACTTCCAGTAAATGTAGTTGTTCCTGCTGAATCAGAAGATTCAAATGTGAAGTAGTTATTTGATTGTGTATTGCTACCAATTCTCCAGTATCTTGTGGCAGTATTGTTGCGGAAGTTAATCGCACCGTTGCTAGTATTTTGTAATGTAATAGAATTTGTGTTTGTTTGATTTCTGTTATTATCAAAAATTCTAGTTCCATTAATCTGATAACCAAATGGTGCATCCACACCACTGTCATCTAGAATTCTAAATTGAATCTTATTTCCATCTTCTGGTTCGATGAAATCAAGACCCTCTGGTGTTGCCTTAATTGCCATATCGGCAGTGGCTGGAGTTCCTCCATCAGAAGTTCCATCAAAGTAAATTGTTGGAGTTCCATTTCTGAGGTAGATGTCTCCTCTAACGTCAAGAGATGCTTGAGGTACAGATGTATTAATACCAACACGATCAGTAGATACATCAACAAATAGTGTATCGGTATCAACTGCAAGATCATCAGTAATACTAACCGTGCTTAGGAATGTACCAGTTCCAGATACTGATAAATTGGAAGAAGCACCAGTAATTGTTAGCGTACCTGTCATGGTATCGCCTGCCTTGAGTACGTTCAAGGAAGCAGAACCAGTTAAGTTTGCTGTGATTGTTCCAGCAGAGAAGTTGCCACTCGCATCACGTTGTACAGCAGTGTTGGCAACATTTGCTGATTGGAACTCAATGTTTCCAGCGTTCCAAACAATGTTTCCATTTACATTCAGACCATCTGCGTTTGCTACGAGAACATTTAGGGTTCCAGAACCATCAGATGCATTACCACCAGTTGCGATAATAGCAGCATTGTAGTTAGAAGGTACTAATTGAGAACTGGTGAAATAGACAGCAGGCGATGTTGCCTGTCCATCTCTTCTTCCTAATCTTAGATTAGCAGTGCCGCTATCACTTTCTAGTTTTGCTACTTCAACTACGTTATCATCATCAATAGCAAAGTCTTGGAATTCTTGCCTATCGCTAGCAGTACCAATTGTTAGAGCACCAACAAAATTACCAGTTGTTAGTCTACCAACAATAATTGTGTAATCGTTAATATTGTCTGCAAGATCATCGTTAATGATCAAATTATCAATCGTGATAGCACCAGTTGCCTGTGAGTTTGCATTATATAAATTGACACTTTGACCAGGGACAAATGGTGTTGTGTTTAGAATTCTACCAGAAATATAAATCCTATACTTAGGATCACCGTTAAAGGATTGAACAGTAATTGTATCTCTAACCTTGGTGGCACTGATAAATCCTGGTAGTCTATTATCAGAAAGTGTACCGTAGTTAATATTGAGAGCGTTTCTGTACCAAGTTCCTTGAGCACCATCTAACCTATCAGCATCTAGACCAGAACCAATACCATCATTCAGAGAGGTCCACATTTTTGCCCATGAACCGAATGCAGTAACACCAGTTCCTGAACCACGCAACCAGATGTTATCGTTGTCGGTAAATGCCATCTGTCTGACACCACCTTCAGCAGTTAGACCCTGACCCTTGTTTCTAATTGTGAGAACAAGGTGCTGCGATCCACCATCATTCAGTAGGTCTGCGGAATTATTGATCGTGTTAGCAACGAGACCCTCAACGAAGTTGTTTGGAGTTGGGTTTGAAGTTGGGTTGTTAGTACCAGTTGCAAGTCTTAATGTATTACCAGAAGAACCAGAAACACTGATGTTATATGTACCAGCTAGTCTATCTGTTGGCAGAGTACCAGCATTCTGGTTGCTGGAGTTTAGGTAGAATGAACCTTGCTTAGTATCAAGAAGGTCAGCATCTAAACCTGATCCAGGTCCAGTTTTAATTTCTACCGAACCGTTTCCTGCAGTACCAATATTGAACTGATCTTTTTTGAGTCTTACGACACCAATAGTACCATAAAGGTCGGATGAAATCGTAAGATCTGTTACTCTTTGAACATCAATAGAAACATTAGCATATTGTCTGTTAACGGTTGAAATTTTTGCTTCTAGAACTAAAGAGGATCCTGCACCAATTTCTAGTGGAGATGTTGTAATACTAAAATCGTTGTTATATCCTTGACCACCATCAGTTACAGTAATTGATGTTACAGAATTTCCAGAAACAACAATGTTTGCTTTTACTCCAGTTCCAGTTCCTCCAGTCAATTCTACATCAAAGTATTGACCGTCTGTATAACCACTACCACCATTAGCGATGATGATGTCGTCAACAAAATTACCTTGAGTGTAAGAAGATTCAAATGTGACTGGAGAACCACCACGCTCAAACTCAATGATTGTTCCAGCATTAATTGTTTGAGTTAGTGGATTATTCAGGGAGATAGTTGTTAGACCTGCAGCGGTAATAACACCAGTGATGTTAGTATTTGCTTGAATTCCTAGGACACTGCTAACAACTTCATGACCAATAAGAACATCAGAGTTTGTTTGGAAAATAAGTTGACTGGAACCAGAACTTGCTGTGCTGTAGAGCTTATCGAAGTATCTAACTTCGGCACCTTTGATTGATTGAACTGCTAGAGCGAAGTTCTGATCTCCTCTCAAGAATGTAAACGAGTTTGCAGCACCGCCTGATGCAAGTCTGTCTGTCTCAATAACACCAGATGTGATGTCAGAAGCAGCAATCTGGTTGGAAGATAGAGATACCCAGTTATTGCTATCTGAAGCAGAAGTGTTTACAATTCTGGTAATATTGACCGTTTCTGAAGGAATATCACTACTCTCAATACTGTCAGTATCTTCTAGTGAAACTCTGTTGACAATATCTCCATATAATCTATTTTCAATTAGAGAGATTGCCGTTGCTTGAGTGCCAGAACCAGCAGGAGCAGCAATAGTTACAGTTGGAGCTGCAGTATATCCCTTACCACCAATATATCCATTGTATAGAACTAATGATAGAGTTACAACCTCACCATTTGCAATCGTAGTCTCCGCTTTTGCTTCTACACCACCAAGTTGCAATGTACCAGAAATAGTTACGTTTGGTGGTTGAGTATAACCAGAACCACCATCTGTAATATTCAAGCGATATACAACACCCTCTCTGTACTCAGTTGCCTGAATACGTCCACCGCTGAGACTACCAGTGAAGATATCTCCGATAGTGAACTGTAGAGTTGGATCTGGTACAAATGCAGCAAACAAACTGTCAAGGTCATTGTTAAGAATGAATGACGTTGATGTATCTGCTTGAATTGCAATATCACCAGCAAGTGCTCCTTCTAGAGCAAGTCTTTCTGCTTGGTCAGCAACAGTATAAACTTCAAATGGTCTAAGTGCTGGAATTTGATCGATAGAGATCTTACCAGAATCTGTAAGTTCGACCAGTGCTCTAGGAACAGCGTTCGTAGAGTATGGTTTGTTAATGTATGGACCGAGGTTGTTGGTGATGTAGTCTCTAACTGCCTTCTGAGTTGGTAGAACCGAGTTGCTTGTACCAGCACCACCAAGAGTATTATCTGCAGAGAAACCTGTAACAACAACGTCTCCTCCTTTCAGTTTCAGGAATTCAACTTCAGAGATAGTAACCGTACCTGTAAATGTAATAGCACCAGTTCTGTTTTCAATTCTGGCAAAAGTACCAACCTTAAAGTCACCAAGTTCGTCAGTACCAGAAACATAAACACGTCCATAGTCTTCAGATACTTGCTCGTTTGCTTCGATCTTAGTACCACCGTTTTCGGGTAGAGCAAGATAGTTAGTACCAGAACCTGCAAATTCCCAAGTGTGGGAAGAGGAGTTAACAATAGATGGTCTATGTAGTCTGATAGTTTTACCTAAGATATTTCCAGTAGAAACTGGAAGACCTGTTGAACTATCGGTAAGGTCCATTGGTTGACCTTGACCATCATCAATTGTTAATTGAGCTGTGAATGGTGGACCAGCACCAACAGCGCCAACAGCATCGATAAAGTATTCGATATCTGGATTAGTGTTTTCATATCCATCAATCTTAACAACGTAATGTTCTAGTGGTTCTCTTCCAAGACCATCAACGGTGAGAACTGCTCTACCTGTTGGAGTTGCGGAAACGTTAGCAACAGTTGCAACGTCAAATTCATATGCTTCTCTTCTATATCCAATACCACGAAGAGCGTAGATACCGAAGTTTGTTGCAGAGTTAGTAATCGAGCAATAGCCACCACTTTCTGCTAGAACACCGTCAGCACAGAAGATAACAAATACCGAAACCAACTGAGTATATCCATCTTCAATAACCTTGTATCCCGTACCACCAAAGGAAACGATGGTGAATGCCGAAGCAACCATCGACTTACCCTGGTTGGGGTATGTTGCCGTACCATCGAGTTCTAGACCAGGGAAAGGACAGTTAGGTTGCTTAACCTTAGAACCATCAACCAGGGCACCACTACCACCAAGGAAGGAGATAACAGAAGAGTTCTGGGTATATGGTGATGCCTCAATAATTGGATAATCATTATAGAAACCACGAACTGCCATTCTTACATTATTCAGATCATAGATGTAAGAATCTGGATATGTAATAATATCAGCAGGATCAAATAAAGTTCCAGTTGTAACCGTTGTTGATCCTGGTTCAATCGCGGTTGGACTTAGTGGATTATCAGCATATTCTAGAATGCCATCCAAAATACTCATTGAAGTATTGATTGCCGCAGCGACATTAGCACAATCTGGAGATGAAGGATCTGCAAGAATTGTATTATCTGTATACTGAGGGATTGGTGAAGTTGTGGAGATTGCGTTTCCAGCACCATCAGTCCAATTACGCATTGCTGCGATAGCATATATTTCTACCTGACCATATGCATATCTTGTTTCATCCAACTGAGAAGCATCGATGCCAGTTAATGCTGCACCAGAGAAATATGCTTCTGCGTTAGTAACAATACCGCTATTTCCACCAAGAACAAGGTCTCTAATAAGACCACTGAGAATATAGTTGATGTCTCTACGGCACTTTCTTTGATGAATATCAGAAAGACCTAGTGATGGATATGTTGTCTCGGTATCAATTAGTGCTTGATCTGCAATCAGATCTCTATTTCTTGCAATTAAGTACGCAGCATCTAAGAAAGTGCCAGATGCATTATTAGCAATTACATCTACCCATAGGTATGATAGTGTGTCAATAGCAGATCTTACATCATCACATGCTTTTCCACTGCCATTTGCTGTACCATCAGCATTTAGTAGAGCAGTGCTTGTAATAACACTATCATCAAAATATCTAGGCAGTGATGAATACTGTGGAACATAGACTGGATCGGATCCAGTTCTATTGCCAGTTCTCCAATTACACATTGCGTAGATTGCTAGTTCTCTAGCATACTCAATGGCACGTACTGTTTGAATAATTTCGTTTTCTACATAATCAACTTTAGCACCTACGATATACTTTTGTGCTGCTTCGATAATATTGTGGTTCGAACCAAACTCAAGGTCTCTAACAATAGCATTAATGAAGTGAACAACGTCTTGCTTACACTGCTCATCACTTACTGGAATATTGAAACTTGGATATACTTTTGTTCCATTATCACATTCAACTTCGAGATCAGCAAGTCTTACAGTAGAATCTTCTACGAGAGCTGGAATTGTAACAGATGTTGTTACGGTAGCAACACCAGTTACTGTTGCATCATAAACGAAATCGGTAATACTATAACTATTTCCACCAAATATTACTGTACCCGTTGGATTTAAATTATCATAAGTATGCTCAAATCTAGATGTACCTAGATAAATTTTAAAATCGTTGCCACTTACATCATATACAGAGAAGTATTCTTTTTTGAATTCATCATTAATTCTTCCAACAACTTCGTCAGCAATAAACTCTCTATTGTTGCGAAGATACACACAAGCATCCTGATATCTTCTCTCTACAGGAGTTGCTAGTGGGAAAGTATTTGGTGAGTTTAGAAGAGATAATGTAACACTTTTAGTGTAAGTGCTGACAGTAGCAAACTGTCCTGGATCAAAGTTGGCGTCATTAATTGATGGTGCTTTTTTTGGAATAACAAATCTTCTTGCACGACCGTCAGCATCTTCAATAACTTTGTAAATTCTCTGCTTTCCATTCAAGAAAGATAGATCTGGTGTTGTGGTTGGAAGACCAGCAATAATAATTTCTTGACCTTCTTTAAAGTCGTGAATATTAGATCTACCAACTAGTTCGTTAGTGTAAAATACAATACCACCTAGATCTTCAGAGTTTCCAAACTGCTCATTCTGGAAACCACCTGTAAATCCTCCTTGCTGGGAGAAATCAATTCTTTGAATAGGAAGAGTTGCGGTGATATCATCTTCTACAGAAACAACTTCACCCTCTGCTCTAATCGATTCCAGTGATGTTGTGTCAAATGTGTATGATACAACACTAGCACTATTAATATTAATTGTTTCTGCTTGCTGACTATCCCATGATGGTGATCCTAGTAGAGGAGCAACTAAAACGTCCCACTCTGTTGGAGAATCTGGATCATCTGGAGTAGTAGAAACAACTTCATAATATCCAGAAGTGAAACTACTATCATCTGTATCATCTAAGAAAATATAAGAACCACCAGCAATAAGTCCTGCTGGATCTGTTGTGGTTACAAATCTATTAGCACCAGAAGTTCTGGTAATGGTCAATGCAATAGAAGCATTAGTTGAGGCAGAAGTAATAAATCTAAATTGTTCACCTTCAACGAAAGAACCACTTGTCAGCTCAATGTCGATCTTACCATTAACATAAGCGTTAGCTCCTGTTGTAGAATCAAATACAAGATCAATTACATTTGCTCTAGCACCAGTGTTAACACCAACAACCTCAACACCAGTTTGTAGTTGTTGTAGACCAGTGTTTTGCTGGAATCCAACACGGAATTGATCTGGTCCAAAAACTTGATGACCGATGGGGAATTCAACACCAAAGTCTCCGTTTGCTTCATAGTCAACCAAGATTCTCTGCTTATCGTCAAAGACCATAGCAAAATCCCAAGTAGCAACTGGGTCGCCATTGGAATCAATTTGGTCTCGATAAGTAACACCAATAACGTAGTTTTTATCACCAAATTTTACAATATGTTTGCCTGGGTTTTTAGGACGAATGATTACCAAACGAAGGTTGTCGCCAACGATAGATGCATCGGGTGGCAGTGAAATTGGGTTATCTTCTAGGTAATCACCACCAGAAACAATGATGGTTTCTTTGACACCAGGAGTTGCCCAAGCAAGTTGTGCTGCCTTTTTAATTGTTCTAACAGGAGCAACAGCAGAACGACCATCGTTTAGGTCCGAACCAATTTGCTCGGAAACATAGATACGACCACCAACGTCATTCGTTGCTAGGTTGAGGACGTATTCTGTTGTAGCGATCTTATCCGATCTATCGCCAAGTAGAGGAGTGATAGAACGTGGGAAGATACCTGACTCTCCCGTTTCATTATATGCATAAGCACTCTGGTCAACTACGCGAAAACCAATGTGCTTGAAGTTTACTTCACCATTAAGTTGAGTGCCATCAGAGTGTTCTGGTGCCTCGTTTCCTGTCTGACCAGTGTTTAGTGCTTGATATACATTTGAACCAAAATATCTATATGAATCTTTTTGAATAATAACATTACTATCCCAGATAGTACCTGTATTATTCATATAGGTTTTGAAATCTGGACCACGCAACTCCAAGTCTGGAGTAACGAAATTGTCAATATCAAGGTTTAAGATTCTTGCAGTATCAGAAATGATAGACGTTGAGGTTCTGATAGCACCATTAATATCAAGTTCATAGTCAACAGTATCCAAGAACGCTTCAGCATCAGCACCACCGCCATTTCCACCAGTAATTACAACATTAGGAGCAGTGGTATATCCACTACCAGGATTGTTAATAGCAATGTTTACAACACGACCATTAAAAATAAAAGCAGAAGCAAGTGCTTGTACTCCACCAGCAGTTGCTGGAGGATCGATAGTTACTGAAGGTTCAACAGTATATCCACTACCACCACTAATAATATCAATATTATTAACTCTCTGCCCAGTTCTGTTAATACCAACACGCGGCAACTGCGTGTTTGCATCAAGCTCGGTTCTAAGAATTTCTCTTTCGTTAGAACCTACGCCTACTCTAACAGTAAGTTCATTATCACCGATGAGCTTAGGTTGAGAACCTCTAATAAACTCTTTGTCGGAATTGATATTAAAACTCATGGTGCTGACTAGCTCCGCCTACTTTGCCTCAGTTATATTTAGCATTACTGCCATAGAATACTTATAACTTGAGTGGAAACCAGCCACTTAATTGTATTAGTAGTACCAGCTCTCGTAGTTGTATAACTAAATCTATTCGTAGATCCTAGAGGATCGATAGACCAAGATTGTCCAATGGGAATATCATCTTTGATGACTGTTCTTAGTGAAGAAAGAACCGTTGTGGATCCAGTATTATCACAGGTCATGGTTGTTTCCAATTTAGCAGAATAAACAGTTGCTAAAGGATTAACAGCAATAATATGACCCGTGATAAAGTTAATAGTGTTATTATCAATTACAATTTGAGTTCCAATATCATCCAATGCTAAAACAGACGTATTTAATCCCCTCAAGATGTAATTAGTAATCTTACTATCTGAGTAGAAAGAATTTCTAATCTCTAGAGTGTTTAAATCTTTAGCATTTCTAAGTTCATCGACAATAACAGTCTTGTCGATGGAAAATCCACCTGTAGAATCAAACTTTTCTTTTGTAGTTGCCATTTTTATTTCTTAGTAACGTTTGAAACAACAGTGATATTTACAGTTTCAGTTGGAGCAATATCAGCACCTAATTCAATATTTAGTCTAACAACGTTAGATCCAGTTAGTTCTAATGTTGGAACAATTAATTGAACTCCCGTCCTGACATTTCCATATTCTGTATGGTAAACATCGCTTCCATCATCAAGAATACCAAACTCAATAAATTCCTTCTCACCTGTATTAGTGTTGTGTGCAATAACAGTTGTTTTACAACCATTGTTGCTGGCATTTTCGTATAGATTAGAAGATCCATTATTGGAAGTCCCTTTTACAAGAGTAAGTTTTTCTGAGATGATTCTAACATCAGCAAGTTCGAACTCTTTCAATTCGCTGTCAAAAATCTTGATCATGTCTAAAGATCCAGATCCAAATCCAATGTTCAAATAAACATCGCCTTGATCGTCAAGTCTTAAAACTGGATCTGCAGTTAAACCAGAAGATAATCCAAGGTCAAAATATTGCTTAGTTGTATGAAGGAAAGATCTTGATACAGATGTATTATCTAGATTTGTGGCTCCGTTATCGATTGTGAGAAGAGCGGATGTAATTTCAAATTCATTACTGATAAGAGATCTGATAGTATCAATAGAGTAAAAATCTAGAGCAGTTGTTGTTACCTGTAATGTATTATCGTTATCATTATAGAAGTATAAGATATTCTCGTTTGATCCAGGAGATAATTCTGGGATAATCTTTGTATTTTGATCAACGTCTTTAACTCCACCAAGAGATCCCCAGTTTGTACCATCATATCCTTCAAACTGATTTGTAGTTTCACTAAATCTTACAGATCCTCTAATTGCAATTCCTCTGTTGGCATCTGGTCCAACAGGAAGAACTATTGAAGTCTGAGCATCACAAATAATTTTCTTACCACTATTTGGACGAAGAGAAAGATCATTAATGTCTGTGGAAACAACATTATTTTGGAATCTCAAATCATTATTAATGGAGAGTGGAACGGATGAAGTTGGACCAACTTTTACCGATTCAACATCATCAAATGTTAGTGGGGATACTGCTAGAGAATACCATGTCAGTTCTGCACTTCCATTAGCAACAGTTCCGCTAGTATGAGTTGGTTCATTTCCAGAAGTTGCAGTTGTACCTGCAAGTGTTACTTCATATAAATTGTTTCCATACTTTACATACTCACCTAAAGATACTGGTGTATTAGCTCTCCACTCACTGTATGCAGGGGCATTGATATTAGGAGAAGATAGTGTTTTAACAGATACAAATTCTAGTTTATTTGGAGTAACACGAATGGTGTTGATGTCGTCATTAAAGAACCATAAAGTATTATCATTTGCTCCAACTGTCTCTTCTGCTAAGATATAAGTGTTTCCATCGAGATCTCGTACACCACCAAGAGAAGACCACGATGAAGTCCCCGAACTATATCCTTCATACTGATTTGTTTCTGTGTTGAATCTAATAGATCCATCTGTAGCAGATGAAGGACGTTCTCCAGTATTACCAGAAGGAATAGTAAGTGCTGCAAATCCAGAAACTTTTGTTAGTCTTCCTGTGGGAGCAGTGAGAATTAGATCTGAAGCAGCATCGGTTGAAATTACATTATCTGTAATGAACAACTTATCATTAGCATTAAATCTGTTTAATGTCTTTATTTCTCCAGATGTCTCAGTATCTCCAGTTGAATGAGATACGTTAAACAAACCAACTGTGAGATCATTGGTTAAAATAATTGAAGTAGCATCTAATGTTAAATCTGATGTTGAAATTACTGTTGGTGTAGTTAAACTAGTTGTAAATACTCCTGTTGAATAGTTTACGCTAGTACCAATCAAAGCATCAATTTCTCCTGTAGGAGAAGATAATTTAACAGCAGTAAAAGTTCCATCTAAAACTTCACTAGTAATAACATCAGACTGTTGAATACTATCGACTCTTAGTAAGAATCCAGATCCAAATACTTTGGGGTTGTTTGGATCAATAGTAATTGATGCTTCATTTCCATCAGTGCCACCAGCATCTGGGTATAATCCATTATCATAATAGTAAAGGGTGGGTGTGGTATCTGTAATTCTTACATCTAAAAATCCTACACCAGTAACAACACCATCTACAAACTGCGATCCAGAGAAACTTAAAACTACAGCTCCACTCGCAGTTGGAGTTTGTGTTAATGTAATTTGAGTAGAACTATCAACACTTTCAACTCTAGTATCAGAATCTAGTTCTCCATCACCACTATCTCTAGTAACAATCATTCCAGGAAGAATTCCTGCGGTGTTTGAGACCGTAATTTCTCTTGTAGTATTAGATAGTGTTGTTGATAATGAAGATACTAAACTTGGTGAGTTAAATCCGTCTGGGAATGTACTGAGACTAAATTGTGTTCCAGAAAGTGAAGTATCAGATAAATCAAATCTGTAGGTGCTGCCAACATAAAGAGTTAGATCTGGAGTTAATTGTGGTCCATTACCATCGGGATCAATGTAAAATCTTACAGTAATCGATGATGCTGTATCTACCGTGTATTGGGGATTGGTTGTTCCAGATCTAACAATAGTTTGTGCAGTATCAAATGGATTTCCTTGATCGGTCTCTACAACTATCGATACAATATTTCCACCAGATTCTATCAATTCAATTACTTCAGAATCTAGAGATTCAGTTATTCCAGTAACTTCTAGAGAAATATCGTGGGTTGGAGAAGTTCCTCCCGTCAAGTTGCCAGGGATTGTTAATGTATTTGCATCACTATATCCATATCCACCATCATTAACAGTGATACTTAAAACTTGACCTTGAGAATCTCTCACTACATCAAAAGTAACACCAATTCCAGATCCTCCACTTGCTGCAACTCCTGTATAAGTTGCAGCTTCATCAGAAGTGAAAGTTAGATTAACACTAGCACTTTGTAGAGCAGGAGCACTCATGGTGATTTGAGTACCACTATCAACACTCACAACAGTTGGATCTACGGGAATATTTCCACTTGCATCTTCTGAAATAATATCACCTGGACTAATTCCTGCAGTAGATGATACAGTAATCTGAGCAGATCCAGAAACAAGAGTTGCTGCAAGAGGACCAGTTACTGTTGGTGCTCTATCTGGAGCAAGAACAGTATTCGTTCCTGTAACAGCACCATCAATAATCTTGATTGTATCACCAACAGAAACCCAACTAGTAGGAACGGTTTCAATAAATGCAATAGACTGTACAAATTTTGCAGTTACTGGAATTGGGATTGGTTGTGTTAGATCTGTGGCATTTACAGATAGTTCATCATCAATTGCATATCCATTACCAACATTATTGATAGTAAAGGCATCAATAACTCCAAGTGCATTAATAGTGTATACAAAATCATCTGCTGGATTTCCGTATGGAGGACTTACATTGAATACAATAGGTCCAGCAGATGTTGGTTGTGTAGATAATGTAATAACGTTTGTAGCAATATCAACATTAGCAACAGTAGTACCAGGAGCAAATGTACCTGCTCCAGAAACTTTTTCAACTACATCATCAATACTAATTCCAGTAGCATCTGCTACTGTCATATTAAATAGGTTTTGAGTTGTAAATACAACATTTGCAGCGCCACTACTTAGAGGAGCAATATCAACCGTAACTTGTGTGGGACTATCAATACTTAAAATAACAGCAACTGGATCTAGTGTTCCTGTGTCTCCAGCACTGGATGCAGCATACATTCCAGTTTGTAAAGCAGAAGTGTCGGAAATGCTAAATGAAGCAACTCCTGCTGTTAAAGTTGTTGAATATGGACCACTTTGACCTGGGGCATACGATGAAAGATTTGTAATGCCTTGTTGCAATCCAAGAACATCACCTACTTGATATCCAGTGCCTTTGTCTGCTAAAGCAAATCCTTGAATTATTCCTGGTTGTGATGTAATAGTAAATTGGAATCCATTTCCAGTTCCACCATTACCAACATCTGAGTCGTTAACTCCCAATACGTCTCCGTTTACATATCCATTTCCACTATCCGTGATAGTAACTGTCGCTACAACGCCAGTGAATACAATTCCAGAAACAGTAAACTCAAAACCAGATCCAGTATTACCAACATCCAAATTGGAAATTGTTAAAACATCACCAGACCTATAACCACTACCATTTTCACTGAAAGTAACGTTAGTAACAGAACTTCCAGAAATTGTAATGTCAGCGTATGCTTGTGAACCATACTGTCCTATGGTTCCACTATTAACTGTAATATTTCCTCCAGCAGGTGCCATGTTTGGATGATTGGCACAATCATATCTAATTACGTTCGTACCAGTTGCTGCCGAGGGTTTAATAATTAGATCTTGGAATGCGCCAGGGAATCCAGCTGCACCTTTTGTGTAAAATTCAAATTCGGGGTCAACTCCAGATCCGTCTGCCATCTGGAATGTTATTCTATGATTTGCACCAGGATCTGATCCATTGGATGGATCTAAACTGGTATCAGACATATCAAAACGATATGTGTTCCCAACCTCCATAGTTAATAAAGGTTGTGTATTTCCATCAATCTGATAAATGTAATTTGGTTCTCCAGGTTGTCCTGCCTGTGGATTGGGGATAGAAGTAACAACAAATGTCTGTGTTGGTTCGTTAAAAATCTGAACAAAGGGATAGTTGCCATCAATGTATCCACTACCAGAAAGTGTAATAGATCCCGAAATGCTCGATGCACCCTGAATTTCAAGTGTAGCTTCTGCTCCAGTTCCGCTACCATTAGTCAGAGGAACATTTGTATATGTTCCTGGAACATAAGAATTGCCTCCACTGGTTAAATCACCAGCGATTGGATCTACAGTAAAGTTTGCTGTAGCGCCAGTTCCACTTCCACCAGTTAATAATACCGTTGAAAAACTACCAGAGTTGTATCCACTTCCAGCATTTGTTATAGTACCATCCCAAGCGGTTACTTGAAGGTCAATGGTTGCATACTGTCCGCTACCACCAACAATTGGAACCGCAGTGTAAACACCTTCATCATAATTAATACCAGAATTTAGTAGAGACAGTCCAGTCTGTAAAAGTTGTCTTTGCTGAACAATAATGTCTTGGAATGACGTAATCTTTGAAAGATTAATATCTACAATCTTTTTTTGGTTGGCAGCAAGACCAATTGTAGAATTTGCTGGTCTGTAAACACCTAAAGTTTCGTCATTGACGAATGCTAGAGATGGTAGAGACAGAGTACCATCACCCAACTTCAAATTGCCAGTAGATAGATCACTACCGCCCGAAGTAACATTAAAAAGAGCCGTACTGATCTCATTAATTTTGACCCTTTGCTGTTCAAAGGTATCGGTTCTTGCGACGTTAATTGCTGGCATTTTTTACTAACTCTCTAAGTAGGGATTTGATTTCAGAGATTTCATCCTTCAACATATTTATGTCGTCTAACGCGGAACTCAACTGTTTTTGTTTACGACGAGCTTGTATAGCAGAATCGTTGTGATTCAAGATGGCACCTGTGGTCTCGTCCCTGACAAGACCATCATGCCCTTTAACTTTGATATAACCCATGTGCGGAAATTAGAATGCGGCGACAGCTCTAATATCTTGAATCTTGGGAACATATGCAGGATCAACACCCTTCATAACAACTTTTATTGCAAAGGATGAGAATTCGGGAAGACCAGCAACGCTATACTTAAGATCTTGATATGCAGACTGCTTTTCAACAATACTTGAAATGCTATTATCAGCGGTAGCAATTTCTAGAGAATCTGGTTCTCCAGACTCATTGAAGTAGAACCACTCAGCATCTTCAAAGTTCTCCTGACTGGAAGATCTCTTATACTTGTAAAGAACTTGTACATTTGAGATATCCTTCATGTTTGCAAGTAGATGAACATCAATTGCAGTAGCAGGATTTGTAATGTAGATCTCTTTGGTTACATACTTGGCAGCAGAAGAACTGTTCTTAGAAGTATCTTCCGCAACAAAGTCAACACCATTAGTATAAGATACTCTTTGAACTTCCATAAACAGTGCTTCATCATCTGGTTGGTTTGGATATGAAATAATATCACCAACACGGAAGATATCAGCAATCTGATCTGTCACTTCATTTGCTCTAGCATAGAGATTGCTATCAATTACTCTAGCAGTGTAATCATCATTGATTGGTTGCTGGTCAGTTCTTAGAGTTAGTTGTCTTGTAGTTCTATTCCAGATAATAGACTTACCAGTGATTCTATTGTCATATGTCTCTAGAATCTTAGACTCAACAGGATTTCTAGCGACAATTGTGATAGACTCACCTGCTGCTGACTGAGTAGAACTGTTAATGACAGGAGTCACTAGAGATGGAGTAGAACCAACTGTAATAGTTGGAGCACTCTGAACATTAGTGAACTGTGTCATGTCAAGTTCTTCGTTGATTTCAAAACCTTGCTTGGTTCTGACTCTGACCCAAACAGTATTTCCATCTACCTTGGAAACGGTTCCTGTAGCAGATGAGGTCTTTCCTTTTACACTCTGGTTGTTTTGATAAGTAACATCTGGAGTTGTAGTAGAAAGTTGGAAAGTGTATACTGGATAGAACTCTAGAATTTGATCTCTTCTTCCATATCTGTTTTCTTGACCACCAGCATTTTCAATTCTGTTAGAAACAGTCTTGACAGAAGCACTAGAAAGATCAATGACAGGAGACAAGTAAGACACTGTGGAAGACAATGCCATCTTATAAGTAAGAGATCTGCTTAGATTATTGAGAGTCTCATTGATCTGAGAAGCAAGAACTTTCTGATTATCAAAGTAGTGTGCTTCATTCAAGAAAGTCTTTTCGTATGCAGACTCGGAGTATGAGGTGTAGTTAGTTGTTGAAGAATCAACAGGAATAATATTGGTTGTCTTAACAGACGTATCAATCTTGGTTCCAGTTACTGTTAGGTAGTGAACCTGTGGATATAGAACCTCATACTTTCTGTTGTAAGTAGCATATACAGAACTACCGCCACCAAACGAGTTTCTAGAAGCACTGGTGATAGTTCTAATGTTATATGAGTCAATACCAGAGTTAGAAACTTGATACAGGTTGGTGTTGAATACTTCTGAGTTTACACCACCAACATCCTTGACTCCTCTGAAGAAGACATAAGACTTGCCACTATCCTCAAATCCATTGTCTCTGTGGTTGAACTTGATAACGCTGTTGTTATTCTTGAACAACTTAGAGGTAGCAATAGACTCAGCAGTTGCGTTAGTCTCAATTGGGTCTGCATCTAGGAGTTCATAACCAAGATCTTCGTTCTTGACTAACAACTCTGCTGGTCTTGAAATATCAAATTCTGCTCTGTAAAGAGTAAATTTCAGATCTTCAAAATTATCTTCTGTCCAATTCTCAGTGTTCTGAGACTTATAAACAGATCCAAGTGCTGGTTGAGTAGTAATGACTGTGCTTGTAGCAAGATCAGTCTCACCAAGACGTGATGCCCACATCTCAAAATCGCTAGAGTCTGTCTCTACAACTAGAGCATACTCGGTATCGTTCTGTAGATATACAGGATATTCGAACTCAAATCTAGTTGGTGTTGTAGATGCCGTGAGACCCTCAAAATCGGTCGCTACGCCCATTCTAACTGCTGGAGTATCAATCTCTATGAAGGTCTCAACTTCGCATCCTCCAGCGCCATTTCCGACGCCTTTGACGACAACTGATGGAGCTTCGGTATATCCAAATCCAGAAATTGAAACATCAACGTTATAAATCTTTCCACCAGAGACATTAACCTTTGCAGTAGCGACAGAACCACCAGGAAGTTGTGGACTTTCAATTGTTAGAACTGCACTATCATAGTTTGCACCAGGATTCTTAATTCTAATGTCAGAAACTCTTCCGCTGTCTTTAGCAATTGTTAGAGCGAGACTTGTGCCATCTTTATCATTTGCCAACTCAACGGATGGAATTTCCAACTCTTCATTTTGAATGAACGAGCGACCGTTATGGTTGCTTAGGATGAGTGTATAGACTTGCTCATTGGTTAAAGCAAAAACACCTGTGGAAGAAGGAGTTACCTCAACGCCATTCTTGTCAACAACTCTAGAAATTGGACCAGAAGCAGCAGAACTCTTTCCTACAACATACTCACCTTTACTAATAAGTACGTTTCCATTGCTGTAGCACTTGAGATAAGTATCTGGAGATAGAGTTCTCTCTGTTCCAGGAACAATGTTCTTGCTTGGTTTATCAAAGTCTACATTAGTGATGTATGCCTTAACTGGAATATTGGTGCTCTTCTTACTGAAGAAGAGATCTAGTCCAGTTACAAATAGTCCACCCTCAAAGTTTTCAATCTTGAATGTTTGTGCAAGTGGATTTGGTCTGATTGGGTTATCGGTGTTGCTATCTACAAACTGAACACCCTCATTTGACTTGAAGTAAGATGGTCTTGTGGAGACAATGCTTGCAGGATTCTGTGGTAGAACGCCAGTAGCATAATACTTAACTTCTGCATATGTATCTACAGTCGCCTTATCTGCATTTGTAGCACTGGAAGTAAATCTAAATGTAAGTTCTCCAGTCGTGAAACGTACTTCTTCTGCCGAATCATCATACTCCACAGTAGTTGCATCACCTGTCCAAGTAGCATTCTCTGTTGGGGGTTTACCAGCGGGGAGTAGAATTAGACCACTAGCATTACCGTTCTCATCAGTTACGATCTCACCATTAAAAGCAGACAGTGAGTTTCCAGCAGTTCCAGTAAATCTGAGATCTGGATTGACCCAACGACTAATGTCTCTGCCTTCTAAGAATACTGAAATTTTTGTATTTGGTTTTAATCTACCAATTACAAACTTGATTGGTTTTGTTCTAGCAAAGAACTGTAGTGCTGTAGAAACGACGTTCTCTCCAACAGTCTTAGTTCTTACACCCTTACCAATCTCATTGTTTTGTGGACTAATATTTGAGGAACTTCCTACAGATGCTGCCTTAACTCCAGCATTTGCCTGAGTAGTATTGAGTTCTCCAAGCGAATTAATCGTTGTGAAAGATGGTGAAGATCCAACCCAGTTGACAATGAAGGAATCATGTAAACTGGAGAAACTTTCTTTAACGTTTTCTTTTGCTAAGAAGATATTAAAGATGCTTGTGTTAGTATCTACAACTAGTGGTTCCACACTTTGATCATACCACTGATCAATAGCAGGAGAAACTGCACCATCTCCAACATATTGAACTACAACAAATGGATTTGGATTGATTGTTTTAGATGCAAAGTCGTTGCCAAGTAGACTTAACTTAGAATAAGGTAGTGTGATTACACTTCCAGTTTTCTGATATCCAGCTACTGATCTTTGATCTTGTCTTGTGTAGACTTCTTTGAGGGTAAATGAATCTTCTTTTGACTGTGGTCTTAGAACTGATTGTCTGCTATCAATAGAACACTTATAATCTACAGATACGAGATTACCAATGCTATGTGACTCAAAGTTATCAACAAAGAATCCAGACTTGAATCTGTCAAGACCAACTTCATCCTTAACCTGCATATTAAGAGCCTGTTGCTCTAGAATGCTGAGAGTGGTGTAATACTCAAGACGCTCAATACGCTTCTCAAGTTTACCAATATCCTTCATTGTATATCTACGATGCTCAACAGGAGTAATTCTTACATCCTTGCTTGTGTTTGTATAAGCAGGAACATATGCATAGAATAGAGGAATAGCGTCCTTAACAGGATCTGGTTTGGAAGGATTGAGTGATGAGTTGCCTTCTTTAACAATAAACTCACCATTCTTATTGAGGAAGATTCCGTCAATGCGGTCTAGGTACTGAACTTGACTGAACTTGAAGGTATACTCAAGATTTGAATCTGGAGCAGGAGTTGCAGCAAATACAGAACCAGAACCAGTAAAGTTGCTGGTGATGACTTCTAGTGAAGAAGTATCTTGGAAACCAGGAACAATGGTAGCAGTGTTAACTTTAGGTCTAAAGTCAATTACATTCTTGAGTTCTACATTTCCGAGTACAGATGAGTTAAATGATGGAATTTCATCTTCAGGAACACCTGCATCATGTAGATAACTATCAATAGTGCAGAAGTCTCCTTGTGATTGCTCAAAGTAATCAAATGCAATTACTAATTGACCAGTTGGTGCTTCATATCCTGGTTTGATGACAATTCTAGATACATCATAGATGGTGTCTCTTTGACCATTGTCAAATGTAAATCTATTGGTTACGTCTGATCCAGAAACAAGATTGCCAGCACTATCAATCTCGGGTGGTTGTGTGCTAGTTCCTTCATAAACGTATCTTAACTTGAATGCATCTGAGTAAGATAGTGTCTCAACAACATCACTATCGTAATCAGTTCCTCTGAAAGGAATGACTCTATCGCCAGAAGAATCAACTACGATTCTCTTGTTTCTAACAGCCGTCTTGAGTCTTGGTTTAGCGTTCTCAACTTCAAGAGTTGCAGTTAGTTTTAATTCAGGAGCAGTGTAATTTGCAATTCCTTCAATAGAACCAGTGTTAAAATATGAACTTGGTAGATTGAACTGAATGCTTCCAGATACTAATCCACTGGCAGTATCGGTTGCAGATGTGATCTCTACATTATCTTCGTCAATGTATACAATATCTCCAGTTTCTACCTTGTCTGCATCATTCTTATTAAGAACAGTAATTACATAGTTCTTCTCGTTGAATGTTGTAAATCTTTGAGTACCGAATGGCAACTGAGCAGCAAAAGTAATAAGTCCGCCACCAGTAGAACCAGCAGTTACAAAGTCTCTACGGAAGTAGTATACAATCTTGCTATCATCTGGACCAGCGGATACACTTTGTACAGATCTGCTTCCAGTTGGGAATAGTAAGGTTCCTGAGTTTGCATTCTGAATTACAGGACGGAATCTTACTACGCTTGTGCTAGCAACATCATCATATAGAGTTTCGTCTAGATAGATTCTTGTTTTTGATGATCCTTTCTGAATTGTTGCATATTGCACAACCGCTCTAATAACATTATTAGAATCATCGGAGAATTGAATTAGGTCCCCCTGTTGAACTACGGAACTTGCATCTGCACTGAAGCTAGTAGACTCAAGGAACTTAGTTCCTTTCTTTCCGAAGAAAGTAAAGTCGGTTACATCGTATAGATCAGCATAATTTCTGTCATCAACTAGGACATCTGCTGTGAAAGTATTTGCTCCACCAGAACCATATGAAGTTCCAATGGACTTAACATTTTGAGGTGTGTATGTAATAACAGTGTTTCTGTTGAGAACAGGAATGATTACAGCAGCAGTAGTTGGAGTTGCTTCTCCCGCATCAATTGATACTACTGGTGGTCTGGAGTAAGTATTAGATACCGCAGTTCTGTCAAGAATATCTACTCTATAGATACCCTGACCTAAGAATCCTAATTCAATCTTACCTTGATCAAATAGAACACCATCAATCTTAATTGTTGAAGTTGTTGGATATCCTAAACCTCTTTCTTGAACAACAAAGTGAGAAATTGTATTCTCTTGAGCAATCTTGACTAGATTTCCACCCTCATCCTTGAGTGTCTCTCCTGGTGCAAACTTTCCAGAAAGAGTCTTCACAAACAAGATTCTTCCTGTTGAGTAGACTCCAGATGGACCACCCTCAACAACACCGTATGCTCCACTAGTCAAACCATAAACATATGTACCAACGCCATATGATTGTGAAGGTGGTTGAGTTTCTAGTTTGATCTTGGTGAAGAATTGAGGATCAAAATATGAGAGACCGAATACAGCATTGTAAGACTGGGTTCCGTCTGCTTCAACACCTTTAGAAAGAACGATGTCGGAGTCAGAGTTGAATCCAGTTCCTCTTTCCTGTAGGAAGAAGTTGCTTGGTTTTGCAGTACCGATTACTGGAGTAATTGTCTCGCTATAATCGATGATGTTAGCAAATACAGTTGATGAAAGATCTTCTTTCTCATCTCCTCTAGCATCTGCTTCTGTTAGGAAGAGCTTTCTCTTTTTACCTTCTTCAGATCCTTCGTCATACTCAATGAAGATATTTTCAAGATCGCTCTTCAATCCAGTTACTGTTACTTCTAGGAATCTGGACTCTTCAGTAGTACCAGGATTCTTTGCTGGTTTGAATACTTTACTGTACGATAGAACATCAACGTAATCAACTACGTTCGTGCCTGCTCTTGTCTTGACATACCATAGTTTGTTGAATGTATCTGTCAAATCTGATGCAACAATTGATGCAATTGGAATATTGACATCAACTACCTCAAGAGTGATCGTTCTAACACCTTTATTAGAATCTAAGAACTGACCTCTTCTTGTAATTGTTTGACGATAGTTGTTGCTTGCCTCTGTGTTGTTAAGACCAACATATCCATCATTGAACAAAGATGAGAGATATAAAGTTGGATATGCTGTTAATTGTGAACCTTCTTTGTTGAGAGGAACACTACCGTAGGTATTAGTAATACTGAATGTAGGTAGTCCTCTTGTTTTGAGAGTTACATTGTCGCTGGTGAGACTTTCTCTTGCTTTGTTAATCTCAAGATACTTAGTTTCCTTATTGACAATTTCATATCCTTTGATATATGCCTTACCAGGACCAACACTGGCAACCATTTTTCTGGCAGCTTCGCCAGCAGTATATCCATTATAAAGACCAAATTCATCAGCAGAGTAGATACCGCGATTGCTATCCTTCTGTGCAAACTCTCTGATATCAATTGCAAAATCATCTACAACATAATCACCACTCTCGTCAAATGTTCTTCTTGCAAGTGTTTGCTCAATGATAGAATAGTCAGCAGCAGTTACTTTTCTCTGTACTTGACCTCTTTTGACAGTGATAAGTTGAATAAAATTCTTATCTGTAATTGCATCTAGAGCAAACTCTTTTAATTCAAGACTAATTTTTAGTCTATGTGCTCCAGGTGCGGTGTAGTTAGAAGATCCAATTGCATTATCGTATAGACTTGAATCTTCTTCTGGACTAATAATTTCTTCCTTAATGGTAAAACCAACTTTTGCAGATGGTTTATCATAGTATTCATCAATGACGAGCAGAGCTGCTTCATTGCGAACAAAATATCCATTAACAAAATAGATACCTTCTTCTACCTTAACAGCAGAAGCGTATCCCATTGCAGGACTTTCTAGTGATGTAGTATCTCCAGTATCTGGGTTAGTTACATTGATACTGGTAGGTAATACACTACCATCTGTTCCAACAACCATTAATGGAGTGTTGACACCATCAATAACTTCTAAAGTCTCGCCTTGTCTGAATGTGGACTCTGTATTAGAATTACCACTATTGATATAGCTAACGTATAGAGTATCTGCCGTTGCCTCGGTTGACAGATTTGCTGCTAGAACATTAGCAATAACGCCAGAAGTTAAACCTCTTAGTTGTTGACCTACTAGTTGAGTAATATCATACTTCTTATAAACGATATCGTTTCCATCGTTTACTGCAACTTCAGATACAGAAGATAACTTTACATAATCTAATTTGGTATTTAAACCAACCTCTCCAGGAATTACAAGTTCTCCTTGCTTAAATGCATATCTACCAAAACTCTCAATCTGGTTTTGGAGGATTGACTGAACTTGTGTTAATTCTCTACCTTGAATGGAGTATCCAGGACGGAATAGAATTTTATAAAAATTCTTACTCGCGTCAAAGTCCTCGTAATAAGGATTTACATTTAGGTTCGTCTTCTGAGGCATCGTACTCCGCCAAATACTAGTATCTAGTCCCTAGTATTTAGTAAGGATAAAAAAAATCCCCCGATCTCTCGGGGGATTCTTAGAAGTCTGATAAATCAGAATTCAATTACAAGTTTGATGTCTTCAATCTGGTCAGGAGCACGGGTGATTAGACGACGGTTCTCAATGTAGATTACATCGCCAGAGTTGTTCTCAATCTCTGGATTTGAAAGACCAGCAGTAAATGAATGACCTAGGAGAGGAAGAGTACCACCACCAGTGTTGTAGGTAGTAGCACATGTGCCATCAGCACCAGACTGACCACCAGAAATTACAGCACCAGTGCTTTCAAATGCTCTTACAACACCTTGATCGGTGTGTGCATCGTTGGTTTGGATGTACTTGAGAACACCGTCTGTAGTAGAACCAGAATCTAGTACCCAAGAAACAACAGTTCCATAAGCAGTACCACCAGTTACAGACTGAGTGATTGTCTCATCAGGGATGTAATCTGCTTGTGATCCAGTAATTTTGATAGCTCTTAAACCAGAAACGGTATCTTCTGTCAAGAAGTCTGTAGTTCCCCACTCATATGGATCTTTGATAATACCGATACGACGGAAGTCGTTATCAACGGGGAAGTCTCCAGAACCTTCTGCATATGTTAGGCGAATGTTGGTCATAACACGCTTACCGTTGAGTTCGGTTTCGTGATCTGAACCATGACCACCTTGAGGAGGTAGGATTACTTCTAGAGCACCTGTCCAACCAGCATTAGTTGTAACTCCGTTGCTTAGACCAGCATCGGAGAAGAGGTTGCCGTTTCCAAGTAGAATATTGCCATATGTGTAATCACTACCACGAGATTCAATTACAGCAGTTTGAATTGCTCCAGTACCATCAGTAGTAAACTTAACAACGCCACCAGTGCCATCTCCTTTGATACCAGTGTAGAGTTCATTGCCAACACCTCTGTTAGCAGGAAGACCGCTACCAGCATCTTCAATTAGAACTACATCAATTGCTCCATCAACAACTTGACCAACAACAGTTTGACGAGATGCGTTTGAGGGAAGAACAATTGGCATGAAGTCTGAAGAGAGGAACTTCAGAACATCATCAGTTGGGATTGTGTACATGTACTTCCAGATGTACTTTCCACCAGTGGTCTCGGTATAGAGACCAGTAGCACCATCATAGTTTGCACCAGTGGTTGTTGGTTCTTCAACTGCATCAACACCAGTTAGGTTAGAAGGAGATTCGCCGTTATAGAGACACTTGAATACTTCATACTGGGAGTTCATTACATAGAACTTAGCATCAGCAATACTAGTAGAACCAGAAGCAGATTGCTTACCAATCTGACCACCGCCACCTGGGGTTGCGGAATAATCAGGTTTCCACATGTCGAATCTGGGGTTAGCAACGATGTCCCAATTATAGCGACGAATTACTGTTCTTGCAAAAGAATCGGTAATACGCTTTGCAGCGATAATTTCATCGTAAAGGCTAATTTTTTCTCTCTGGTTATCTAGGGGAAGAGGTGGAACATCTTCTGTAGCGTAGCGATAAACACCAGTCTTAGCAGTAACACCAGTTGTCGTGGATCCACCATCTGCAGTCTCTTGTAGGGTGCTTCCTAGAGGAGGAGCAGAGTTAACACCATTGCTGCCAAAAACGTCGGTTAAAAGAATGGCACTATCATATACGGCAGCAACAGTAGCACGGAAAGTATTATATGCACCAGCATACACTTCATTACCAACAGTGAAATTACCACCGTCTTTGGAATATACTTCTAAGTATGCTCTCCATGGTTGTGGGCGACCCACAAAGAAATACATCCTAGTTTTGTCGGGGCTATCATCGGTAGCACCCTCAGTTAGCGATTCAAGGAATTGCTTCGCATTAAAAATTCTAAACTTATCAGAGATAATAGCAGCCATTGGTTTTTTCCGACGTAGTGTTGTGCCTGAGTTATTTATATTTATGCAGTTATTTAGTCAATTGTAAATGGAAGTACCTCATCGCCAGTTGATGGGAAACCATCGCCTCTAATCTTATTCACACCAGTGAATGACGTAGAAGTAATACCAGTGTATTCAAAGACCGAAATAGTACCAGAATACGTTCCACTATTCATTTTGATCATAATGTGTCCAGTAGTTGGGAAGTAACTGGTACTATTGACATCCAATTCACCATTGATATCAAGACCACTAGATGTGATGCAAACTGGGTTTTGAATTGATGGAGGCAAGAGATTAAACTTATCACCCGCAAGTGTATAACTTGAAGATGCTCTTTCTGTAAAATCCCTGACAGTTAATGATGGGAAGTATGTATCAAGTTCTTCAATGGTTAATCCAGAAACATTTGCAGATCCATCATCAAAAATTCCATCAAAATGACTAATTGTATGTCCCGCATTGGTTCTTTCATAATTTCCAATATATTCTGATGATGTACCAAATACAGCGTTAGAAACAAAAATTGTTGTAGTATCACGCTTGATAACTCCATACGAATTATCAAGATCAACAAATCCATTGAGTCTAGTTCCAATTGGGTCACTAATGAACACACTTTCCTCATAACCATCTACTGCTCCAGATGGAGGAGTAAAGAGAAGAACTTCTAACTGATTCTTCTGAATTATAAATTCGCTTTGTACTGTTTGAACCTCACATCTTACTGTAGTTGATGCTTCTTGTACTGTAGCAACTGGAGTAATATCAAATGGAACTTCCAATTTATAGAATACTCTAGCAACAATTGTTGAAATAGATTCAACATTAAGTTGTGGTTGAATCTCTGCTGTTAATACTCTAGAACTAGTTGTTAGGGATACTGTGGGAGATTGTACTTGCTGATATCTTACTCTATCCTGACCAGTTCCAGCAACACCAGATGCTGCTTGAACTGTAGAGATACTAGATGCCGACTCAACCTTAGCAACACCACCGTATGCTACAGATACTGGATCTGGGATTTGTCTGATAAATGTTCCTGCTGTCCAAGATTTAGCAGTAGTTCCCTGCTGTCCTCTTTGAACCATTAAGAATCTATCAGATAGTTTACGTAGATATCTTACAACTTCATCGCCAATCAACAAATAACCATTTGTTTTGAATTTGCTTGTATCTGCAATGTAAATAATGGTATCAGTTGGATCCGCATCAACATCAAGATATGCACCAGTCTGATAGTAATTAACATTAGATAGAGCATCATTCTGTAGTTGAATATTGACAGTGTTGGTGAACTGTCTATTTGCCGTAACAACAGAATTTGAAATTACATCAGACAAACGACCAGAAACTTGAGATACATATTGATTTGTTGATGCAAATACGTCAATAATAACAAACTTATCTGGATTTGGTCTGCTAGAACGAATTTCTGATGTAGAAGTAGAGAGGTCTTCTCCAGTATTTTCAATCAATTGAATTTCAGATTCAATATCAGTTCCAACAGCAACTGGACTTGTTGCAAACTGTGCGGTGATAGAAATAATCTGATCTGCGGCAGGTAGTCTGATAATATCAATACTAGACTGTGCAATTAAACTGAATTGGTTAACATATGGATTGACACCAAGATTGATTAGTGAAACTCCAATATCTCTATCAGATAGAATATCATATCTTCTAGCAACCTCTACTCTTGGTGCTTTTGTATAACCAGAACCACCTTCAATTAGATCGACACTAATTACTTGACCCTTACTTACAAGAACGTTTGCTCTTGCACCGCCACCATTGCCATCTAAAGGAATAAAGTGGAGAACTGGAGGAGTGTAATACTGATATGCAGTTGGTTGAGTTAATGGTTCATAACTACGCTGATTCCACTCTAAACCTACAACAGAACCATTTTCGATGATTGCAACAACTGATAATCCTTCTCCTCTAGTGATACCATTATATCTTTCAACATCAACAGATCCGAACAGGGATGACGAAACCTCTTCCCTTGGTCTCTGCTCTTTGCTGGTGGTGGTTCCAGGCAACTTCTTGATTCTTCTGAAATTTTCTTCGCCTTCTACTCTAATGTTATCTCCATTGGATAGACTTAAGAATGGATTTCTATAAGTTTTTCCTAAGAATGTTCCAGACCAGATTTGATTATTATCAGAAAGAATCAGTCTTCCAAATTCATCTTCTGCGTAAGTAATAGTATAATCTGAAATTGATATTGTTGTATTACGAGCATAATCTCCCTTAACAGCAAAAACAATAGGTTTAGATGTATCAAGAATACACTTAGATCCAAATACAGCAAATGCAATTTGTGTTGCATATGTAGCAATATTTGATAGTTCTCCTAGTACATTATAAGTATTGTCATCATTGACTTGCCATGCATGGATTGGAGATCCAATTTTATCACCCATCCAAGCAAAAGTTTCAAAAGTTGATAGACCAGAAGTAACATCTAATACAACTGATGCTTTTGCATAGTATTGATTTGGAGCAAAGTCGTAAATATTAAGAACCTGACCGACATCTCTACCATAGAGATATCTCATGTCAATCTTCATTTCCTTTTTAATAGGAACATTGAAGTATATGTTTGGACCAGAAATTGTATAACTATATCCTTCTCTCTGTAGGACGCCATCTAGGAAGACATATAAGAACTCTTTGTCTTCAATACTTTGTACAGTACCGTCTTCTACATCAAGAATCAGAAATGGACCAGTCCTAGAACCATCAACTAAATTCTTATCAATTGTTAATCTCTTATAGTTACCAACACCAATACCAACAACTTTTTCAACCGCAGTTGGTTCGCCAATGCTCTTAGCACCAAAATCTTGATCCCAGATAGGAGCAACATCAAATACTAATTTGTTTGGAATTGTAGTTCTATCAATGTAGTAAGAATCTTCGCCAGGATAGTCTGCATTATACTTTGGACGTTGAAGTACAGCATTGATAGTCAAGAAGAGATCTTCATCCTCTTCAGTATTAACTTCACTGCCATCTTCCCAATACATCTCAAAGATTTTGTTCTCACCATCAACATAATCAGGCAGAGTTCTTACCGCAGATGAATTATTAAGAATATCAGATACATTGTCATAAAGTGAATTGATAGAAGATACAACATCATCACACTCACCATTATAAGGAAGATCTGAATCTGGAATTAGATTATAATCTGTGTATGGTTTTGTATCTGTCCAGTTTCCAGGTTTGCTGGCATTGATGCTAACAGCATCAACCGCTCCTGTTCCATTTGCAATAATATCCTTAACAATATCAACGAACGAATCAATCGCAGAAGCAACTTCTGAACACTCTGGAACTTGAGCGTCAGCAGAAACACTTGGATCTGTATATGGAGTAATAGCAGTGTATGTTCCTGCGCCTAGATTGTTTCTCATTGCAAGAATCATCTTCTCACCTAGTTTCTCCCAAGCATCAATCGCAGCAGTGGTTTCTTCTGCAGATCTGTTAATGTATGTTAATTCTTCGCCATAAGGATATCCTGCGTTTGTATAGTACAAACGAGCAAATTCCACAACCTGTTGATTACCACCAAGTTTGAGGTGATAGACGATAGCATCAATTAAATATCCAAGATCTCTGTAGCACTTTGCTTTGTCACCTTGGGGAAGAGTATAAGTATCATAAATGTATTCGCTAATCTCTTCTTGTAGATAGAGTTTATTGCCAGCAATCAAATTAGCAGCATCATAGAAAGTTCCATTATTGATACCACTAAAGAAGAAAGTTGCAGTATCGTTTCCAGAGAATGAAATAGGAGCAGTGAATGTATCGCCAGGTTCAATGGCAAATGTGTCTCCTAGATCAATGACAACAGTGTTTGTAGGAGCAGTGATATCTCCACCACTAGTTCCACTGTATGATGTTGTTCCTTGCGGAGCACCACCGCCACCACCAGAGTTTGCTAGTGCTGCTCTTGAAAGTGTAATTTCGTTATCACTATCAATAGAGACAATCTTAGTTCCTTCTGGATATGCTCTACCAGAACTTACATGCATACCAACAGCAAGTCTGTTGGTATCAGAAACTCTCATAGTTCTGGAACCTTGAATATAACCTACACCAGTTTCAACAATGTCCCAATTTCTGATAGCAAGATTTGCTAAGTTTGTAGCATACTTAATAATACCCAAAGACTCTGTTTTATTCTTTGTAATATAATCGTAATCAGAGTCATCACCAAACAAATTAATATAATCAACAGTCTTGACGTTACCGCCAAATCTAATATCATGCTCATATGCATCTAGAATATAACCCAGATCTCTCTCATAATCATCTTGTTTTGTGCTCCAATCAAGAGATGGATACTTCTCTCTACCATAACCGATTGTCTCTTCAACAATAAAAGTTCTGTTTCTTTCAATCTGATTTGCAGAATCTAACCATCTTCCATTTCTTTGGAAAATATTTCTGAGTTTTTTGAAGTATCTTGTGTTATACTGATTGTCTTTGAAAGCAAAATATCTTCCGTAGAAAATAGTTCCAGAATAATCAGAAAGTTCTGATAGATTATTTCCTGTTAACTTTTGTCCTGGTCCAAGTGGAGGAGCGGCAAAAGTAATAGTATCACCAGAAACAGTATATGCTACTTCTGGTTCTTGTAAAACTCCATTAAGTGTAATAACCAAATTCTTAGCACTAGCAGGAGAGAACAATGCTCCATTATTTAACAGTTGGAATCTTGTAGTTCCCTGGAGTATTCCATCATCATCAAAATAACCATCAAAAGGAGCACTTAAAGTAACTGTAAACGCTCTTGACTCATTAAAGTTAAATTCGGAAGTAGCAGCAGAACCAAGACCTTTCTTGATTCTCTGATTTTCAATCTTTTGAACTGTCTGAGTGATAGTTCTTCTGGTGTTCTCAACTGTAATCTTATTCTTATTAGGATCCCAAAGTTGAACAACAGTAAAATGAGAAGCTTTTGGTGCATCTGTTGGCATTTCTGCCGCAGCATCAGATTCAACATCTACTTGACCAAATAACTTGAATCCAGCAGGGTGTGTCGTTGACTTGATTAACTCACGCCACTGATCAATGGGAGTCTTAGACTTGACAACATAAGAATAGTCTTGATAGAAGAAACTATCAGTAATCTTTTGGTTAGATACACCTAACTTTCCTCTGTCGGAACTGTAGTAACCAATGTTGTCAAAGAAAGAAGTAATTTTTTCTTTGAATGTTGTAGCATAGATTGCTTTTACAGTTCCTGTTGACTTAGAGATAAGACCTCGGACTTCCAAGTTTTCTCTAACGATTCCTGTTACAGACTCTAGTTTTAGGAGATTAGATCCTTGACGCCATTCTGCTACTTTCGCTCTCATTACTTCGGTAGCACCAACTTTTTGCACTACTGTCTCACCTTTTCTAAATCTTCCTTCTGGAGATAGTAATGCTAACGTGTACTTAGATGTGAAGTTAGATGAAACTGTCTTATCTAAGTGGAATGCTCCACCATTTCTAATGATGCTAACGCTTTGTGGAATACCAATAGTTCTACTATCAACATATGCCTCAATGTCAGACTCTATAATTGCAATTGTGGGAGCATATGTATACCCAGAACCAGGAGAGATAACATTGATTGCAAAGATTTTTCCATCTCTAACAACAACATTAAATTTGGCATCAATACCATCTCCGTCAACTATAACAATTTTTGGATTCGAATAATTAGAACCTTCGTTATCAATTTGAACTGATGTAATTATTTGCGATTCTAAATCAAACAAAACAGTAGCAGATGCTCTGTAGTTCTGTGTGAGAGCAACTCCAGTGATAATAGGAACTTTCTTATAGTTTAGTCCAAGGTTAGTAATCTTAAAGTCATTAATTTCGCCAACAGCAAACTGACCTGTGGTGGTATAAGAAATATCACCAGATCCATCCCAGAGAGGTTCCGATGGTACATTATAAACAAATCTATTTGGCGTTACATAAATTACACGTTTTTCGCCCTGTAGAGGATCTTTTACAATTTTGAGGAAAGAACCTTCTGCATTTACAATACCATTCTTATCAAAATAGTAGAAATTAGTAAAGTCTGTTCCTCTTTCTGTTGAATAGTCATTTGCTGCTATTCTAGAACCAAAACCAAACTTGACTTCCGTAAATGCACCAGCATTTCCAGGAAGAATATTAGATGCTAGTTTCTCACCTGTAATAAGATTGAAGTTCTTACTTGGACTTAGATCAAAGTAAGTTCCAGTCAAAGATGGGTGTGATGTATCAAACACATAGCGATATAGTTCTTGAATATCAATGTTTGGATTTGGTGTGAAGTTTACGTTATCTTCAGAAAATTCAAACTTGTATGCAATTGGTTCTAATGACTGGATCGCTACTAGTCTAGAAGGAACACTGCTATCAAAGAAAGATGTGCTGATTGTTACAGATACTGCAGTGTTTAATTCTACTTCATAGTCATAAACAAGCGTTGCTTCTTGAGTAGAAGGATTATAAGAAGCAATGTATGCAGAGTTTCCAGCACCTAATTGAAAATTATCAACAAAATTGAGTTTTGGTTTGTAGATATTTACAGGTTGATTATCATAGTGATCTTTATCAGCAGTTCCCTCTCTTCCTCTCAAGACAGTTAGTGTATTACCACTGATAGATGCAATCTCAATTACTTCTTCACCAATTAGAACAGTGTCTCCTTCTGCAAGTCCATTTGCACTACTTACATTAAGTCTTGTAGATCCAGAAGCAAAACCAACGTGATCAACATACAAAGTTAATCTCTGTGTGCTCTGTGAAGCGACAGATCTTGATAGAGACTCATCATCAATTCCTAGATAATCTGCTTTTCTATATCCAGTTCCTTTGTCCTGAATGGAAATAGATGATACTACACCAGCATCAGATACTGTAATGATAGCGGTTGCACCAGTTCCAGATCCGCCAGTGAATGGAACATTGGTATATGTACCAGGAGCATAATCTGCACCACCATTAAGAATTTGGAATCTTCCAACCCCAGTATCAGAAATAGTAGAAGAATATTTTGGTGTCTTGAAGACTACGTTTTGATATAAACGCTTTCTTAGATAATAGGTTTTGGTTTTTGTGCTATCATCTGGTAAAATAGTAATATCTACCTTGTCGTCAATTCCTAAACCATGGTTGCCTACAGTTTCCACCAAAGCAACACTTTGATTAACTTCAAATGGTTCTAGGTTGTCGCTCAGAGAAGTTAGCGTTACTGGTCTAGTACCAGAGGTATTAAAGAAGTTGTTTGATTGTAAGAAGTATTCTCCTTGGTTGAATTGGAACCAATCGCCAAGATCCCAATCTTGTGGATCATCTTCTGGGTTTAGTGGTACAACTTTGATTTCAACAACGTTCTGGTTGCTTGTACCATTCAATACTTCACCTTTAGCTACTGTTGGATTGATACCATCAGTTAGACTCAAGATTGCTCCCTCAGAATAAGAACTGTCTTGATCTAGAAGAATAAAGAATGTCTTGATGTCTGCAGAGAACGTTCCAGTGTTGTCAAACGTTCCAACAACATTTTTCAGAACAATTTCATTGTCGTTTCTGACATTTCCGACAATCTGACCAGATGCATTAGAAGATGGTTGTCTTAGAATGTCATCTGTAAATAGATAAGCATTTTGAATAGTTGTCAACTTGACAACTTTATTCTCATAACTGTCAATATAACTTACAGATTTTCCTTTTACGGAGTTTACAAGTGCTTCTGCTTCCGAACCACTCGTTCCCTTATTGTCAAAATAAACTTTTGAATTAACAGAGAAGTTACTGGAAGAGTTTTCAATTGTAATATTATCAACGGTTCCAGGTTTTACTTCATTGATCTTGGCAAACACGCCAGATCCATTACCCTGCATACCAGGAGTAAATAGTCTCTTGGATGCCTTTGGAATGTCATTCTGATTAATATCGGAATTGTAATTACTATCTACTGGTAGAGAATAGAAGTTTTCACCTAGAATGTATGGATATTGTGGTACTTGATTGCTATCAATAGTAAGGAAATAAGCATAAACTCCTTCTGGAAATTCGGGGGTAATGCAAAAACGTCCATTATTTTCGTCTAGTGAACCATTCTTGTGCTTGTAGGTATAATCATTTGTGAATGTACCTAAAGAATAGTCTGAAACAGAAGGACCGCCAGATCTAGAAGAGTTGCGAACATAACTAGATGTCATCCTTACAATAGGAGATTGTGAATCTAGTGGGTCTTGATGTGCAAATGGTCCATAGATTGGATTGCCATCATAAGCAAATCCAAGAATTGGTGAGTGAGTCTTAGTTGATGGTTCTAGACCAGCAGCACTCAAGTTATCATTTAATGCAACCCTCAGTGCCTTGGGGTTAGCAACTTGACCATAACCATTCTCAAAGGTTATATTGTAATTTGGGAAAAGATATCCATTCTCTGTATCAAGAACGGACTTGAGTTTTTCATATCTGTTAAAATTCCATTCTTTTAGTAAAGGTGTTCCAACAGCACCATTACCAACAGCAATAATATCAACTTTAACGGTTCTTTGATCGTAGAAGTTTCCTTCTGCAATTTTTTCAAAATCAACTAGTCTACCATCAGTATCTACAACAGCATTGTACTCTGCAAATCTTCCCTTACCATTTCTATCTGTAATACGAACAATAGGAGGAGAAGAATAATACTCACCTGGGTTTTCAACTACTAAACTAGTAATTTTGTCTCCAGTAACAACAGCACGAACAGATGCTCCTCTACCAGAAGTCACCTCAACAACAGGTGTTCTTGGGAAAATATTGGTAGTATCTACAATATATCTTTCTACAACAGAACCAGATAGAACTGCTCTTGCTTTGTTTGGAGCACCATCTAACAAAACAAATGGTGGTTTTGCATAACCACTACCTTGTTTAGCAGGAACAATTTGCTCTAACTTGCCATAACGAATGCTTTCTGTATCTTTATATCCATATAGACGAACGCCATTAAGAAGGATACCAACTTCAGTCTTTGGTGTCTTATACTTCTCAGTTGTTCTGGTCGCAAGTCTTCTGATGATACGAAGGAGTTTCTGATCTTCAACAGTCTGTGAAACACTAGAACCATCTAGAATTTTGTATGAAGGATAACCAGAAGAAGTAATGTAATAGTATTGATCATCTGCAAAAATAGCAGATACATCTGTTGATGTCTGACCGAGTTGCGTGCCAACATAAGGAACTGTTGGTGCATTGATTGGAAGATTTCTGTTTAAAATCCATCTTGTCTGGTTTGATCCAGTATTGACAATCTTGGGATCTGCACTTTCAAATCCAGGATTTGAAATTTCAATAGTATCATCTACTGCGGAATATGGATGAGAATCATTAATCTCAAAGTTATATACAACACCCAGAGTTAAAAGTTTTACATTAGAACCACTAATAACAACTGGTTTATATACAGAAGCACCTGCTTCGTGATTATATGTAATGTTTCCTCTTTTACTAATAGTAAACTGAGTTATATTCTTATCATCAAACTTGATGGTTTCTTCACCAATCAAAACTTCTCCAGTTTTACCCCAACCAATAGTAGAGAAAACATTGATTCTCTTACCAACACCATCTGTCTGAGAAAGATTTTTCTCTAAACGAGTTTTTGTAGAGATTGCAAACTCACCAGTGACAGTTTCTGGAGCAAGGACAATGTTCCAAATTTTCTCACCATCAAATGTACCCTCTGCTCTTGCATTATCTACAGTAGCAGAAACATAACCATACTCTTCAGTTTCTGGTTGTACAATCTGCTTACCAATAAGATCTGTTGGGTCTCCAGAGATTACTTTTACTTTTAATGCATAAACATTAATCCAATCAGACTTAGATACCTTATATGTAAAGTCTTTTGGTTTGTATACTTCTGGTTTATTAGTTACATCTTGAGAAACAATAGTGTTGAAAATGAACTTAATAGAACTGTCAGTTCCTTTTGACTTATAGAACTTATTGATGTTCTTAATAAGAGTTCTCTTGTCAACTTCACCACGAAGATACTTCTCGGGGAATGAACCGAGATACTGAGACTCGAAGTTTTTTACAAAAGCATATAAGAAGAGATTGCTAACATTATATACTTTTGAGTTAGCATTATGAGATGCTGCTTCTGTGCTCTTAAAATTGGATGCTGTGTATAGATCTCCTAGAGTAGTATTACCACTTACACCTCTAGAACAATCTCTAAATTCTGTATCAGTTCTATCGGAATAGAAGATAATCTCATCATTAATTCTAATATAACCATTTTTTGTTGGAAATGAACTCGCATCATTTACAACAATTGTAGTATCTGTATCAGAAATAGATGCAGCAAGAGTGTCATTCTGTTTGAGAAGATTTTTCTCGTAAAAATCAATATCTACATATTTTTGAAGGTTGTTAATAACATCCAAAGTTCCACCTTGGACTTCCTGTGCTTCATAATACTTTTGTACAAACTTACTAAAGAGTTCATACTCGGTAGAAATGAATTGAGGAAGCTGGGACTCAATTAGAGTTGAAATTCTCTTGGTCTTAACAGCAGCCATTTACTTACTCTTTATATGCGGTGAAACTTGAATTCGCTACATCAACGTCCAGATAAACCTCACGGAGTGCCTGAATATCATTAGACAGTGGTTTTACTCTAAATGAGATTCTGTTATCAAAGAAACTACCTTTAATGATAGTCATATTGTATAATCTCAACTCACCTTTTTCATAATCAATGTCCCCAACTTCCTTGTCGAGAACAACCTTTTCGCCAGTTACGGCGTCTAGTCTATATAGGACAATTTTGTCATCCCTATCTTCAATGTATACATCAAAATTTGGATGCTCAGTCACTCTAAATCCAGTTGACGACAGCACTGGTGCATCACAATCAATGTCAAATGCATTCTGGAAACAGATCTCATAATAAAAAGTTGAGTTAAGTTGAGGATAGAAATCCTTCCTCATAGTAACTTCTGTTAAGTTTGAATTGATTGCTCTGTCCGCATCATCAATTACACCAACCATTTTGCTGTGTCTAAACTTACCTTTGAACTTTTCAATGTCCGAAGTATCAATGTAAGACTGAACTGCAGCAATTACTTTGTCTCTAATCTGTGATGGTGTCTCGTCAGTGACATTACGATTGTAATAAATTTTACTGTTTAACTCAACATATAGAATTGATGGGTCAACAATTTCTGGTTCAACTGAAGCGACGGAGTATTTTTGTAGTTCCTCTACAATAGCATTCTTCGTTAAAGATGTTAGATATGAAGCATCTTTTGGTTTCAGAACAATGAATACCTTTCCGTACTGTGGTGGGTCTTGATCTTCTCCTCCAAATATAATGATGTCGCTTGTGGCAGGATAGATTCTACGGATAATAGTGGAGTAATCATCAGCAGTAACGGCACGATCTTGTGTACCATATGATTTTGGTGCTGTGTATTTAATTTTCTGCGTAGACTCAATTTCTTCGCCTCCAGCAGAAGCAACTGTGGACGTGATAGTTACGCCAAAAGAGTTAGGAGAGACGCCTTGCGAGTTCTCCAGAACCCCAGAGAAGACGAATGTGCGTACACCATTGCTCTCGGGACCAGCAGTGGTCAAATATGAGACTTCTACTCTTGCTCCGTTTTCTAATTTCTTTCCTAGAACACCATCACCAAAAAGCAACTCATATCTTTCATCTTCAATTTCTTCCAGGAAGAAAACTTTTGATTCCCCATCAACGCCAATAATATTGTCAGAAACTAACCATGGTTCATTGAAAGATCCCCCTGTTGGGAATACTCTTACTCTAATAGTATTAGTATCAATATCCTGGTTGTCAAGAATAAAACGTTGAGACTTAAGTGATGTATTAACAGTGTAAGTATTGACTAATTGAGTTCCTTCTTTTACTTCAATATTTTCAAATGTAGCGACACCATTAGATACCTGTGCTGCTACATCATCTAATGTCACATATTGGTAAATGTTATTGTCATATGACGCAATAAATCCTGTTCCTTTTTTTAAGATAATTTCTGTATCAGTCGTAGGAGTGTTATACGTAACGTTAAATGATACATAGGCAGTTGGAGATGTTGCACTCTTGGGTCTGTATCCCAACTGCTTCGCAATTGCCACCACATTGTCCCTCAAGGTGGCAGAATCAATGAATAGTTCATTAACTACCATATTAGCGTTAAACGCCGTATAGTAGGTGTTATAGGCGAGTGTATCAATCAACGTTGATAGCGCACTGCCGTCAAAATCATAGTCAGTAAAATCTGACTGTGCTCTGAGATATTCTTTCAGAGCAATCTTAATATCTTCAAAATCTAAGTTAGCAACCTGAGTATAAGGCATTATCGTGTACGCTCTAAGAAGAAGTCTACAGTTATTGGTGTGTCATCTCTTCCAACAATTGTATATGTCATTTCAACATCATATCCATTATTTCTATAATCTGGTACGCAACGAATATAATCAGTAGCGATTCTTGGTTCGTAACGATTCAGAGTATCACGAATTTCAGATTTGATGATAGCAGCACTAGCAAAATCTAGAGGTTCAAACAATACATTCTGAATATCACACCCCAAATTAGGTTGAAATGGTCTCTCTCCCTTCCTAGTAAGAAGCAAGGCAGTAATCGCTTGAACGATAGCTGCCTTGTCTTTCACTGTAACCAAATCGTCGGAAACAGGATGCTTCTTAAATGTAACACTCAAATCCTTGAATGTCTGAAAGGTCGGCATTTAGACACAGCAATAGGCTGCTATTATTTATTCACTCGTGCCAACGCTCTACAAAGTCGTCAAAACCACCTGCTCCTCCACAAGGACGCTCAAGGCGGTTTTCAGGCAATGGGTATAGTTCTTCCTTCATCTTTGACCTACGACGCTTTGCAGCGGCATCTAGAAGGCGATCACTGTCTGTTTCGGTGATCAGTGTCATACCTTCTTCAATAAACTCTTCAC